TATCAACAAGAAATAGAATGGTTGGTTCTAAATAATAAAAGAAATGATTTTATATGCAATCTTGCAAATAGTATTTCTGGTAATGTTCTTGTTCTGTTCAATTTTGTTGACAAGCATGGAGTACCTTTATTTCAAAAAATCTCAAAAGAGAATAAAAAGAATGCATACCTTATCTGCGGAACTACGGAAATTGATGAGAGAGAGCAGATAAGAAATATTGTTGATAGGTCTAACAATAGTGTTCTTGTTGCTTCATATGGAACGTGTAGCACGGGAATTAATATTAAGAATATTCATGCCATAATATTTGCATCACCTTCAAAATCAGTCATTCGTGTATTACAGTCTATTGGAAGAGGTCTTCGAAAGTCTGAAACCAAAGATAAAGTGACTGTGTATGATATTGGTGATGATCTAAGTTATGGTAAGTATAGAAATCATTCTCTTAGGCATCTGGATGAACGAACTACCATATATACTAATGAGCAGTTCAAATTCAAGAAGACCAGAATAAATTTAGGAGAATAAATGAATATTAAAATTTTCCGTTTAAGAAGTGGTGAAGAAATAATTTCTGAAATTCTTGAAGAAAAGAAAACTTCTTATAAGATTCAGAATCCTATGGTCTTCAAGACTAATATGATTCCTGGACCTATGGGTGGTGCATATGATATGACTGTTCTTAATGATTGGTTGGTAAACACCACAACAAAAACAACACCACTTCCAAAGAATCACATTGTAAATGTGTATGATGCAAATGAAGATGCATTAAAACTTTATAATTTACATCTAGATTCTGAAGACACACAAAAACTTGTAAATACAAAAGATATTATTAAACCATCTTCAAAAGAAGATAAAGAAGCAGCAGATTTGTTTCAAGACTTTTTAGGTGCAATTCTAGACGATGTTGCAGAACAAATAGTCGATACTCCTATTGCTCCAGATCTAAATCTAGAAGATCCATTTGAATCTGATTATTCTCCTAAGAAAAGAAAGAGAAAATCTAAAAGGAGAAAAGAAAATATTTCTCCAGAAATGGAAGAAGATGAAGCAGAGAGAAGTGGTATTTATATGTCTATGATGATTCCAGGTGAGACTATTATGAATCTTGTTACTGCTGGAATTTTGAATCCAAAGGATCTAGTTAAAATGATCAATGAAACCAAGAAAAGAAATCGTTTCACTGGTGATGAGAAGGATCGTAAAGACTTTGGAAATAAATACTCAGATTGGAATCCAGATCCTAAGTCAGATGATTATAACTAATCATAATGTTCTTATTAGAATCCTTCTTCTTATTCCCACACAGAAATTATAACAACAGTTCTAGATTCTTGTCAAGAGTTAAATTATTTTATTCTGAAAAATTGTTAGTAGTTGCTTTTTAATAAAAATGTGATATACTAATTGATATGAAAGAAAAACCAACTAAAAATTTTAAACATTATATAGATAATGAATTTTTCTGTAAATCTATGATGGAATGGAAAAAGAACGTGGATAAAGCAAAAGCGAGTGGAAATCCACGTCCACCTGTAACAGACTATATTGCAGAATCCTTTCTAAAAATTGCAGAGCATTTATCACACCGTCCAAATTTTATAAATTATCCATTTCGAGAAGATATGGTTGGAGATGGTGTAGAAAATTGTTTACTATATGCTCATAATTTTGATCCAACAAAGTCATCAAATCCTTTTTCATATTTTACACAAATTATCTACTACGCATTTTTGCGTAGAATCGAAAAAGAAAAGAAACAAGCATATATTAAATATAAGTCATTACAAATGAATGATATTGATGGAAAACTGGTTGACTGGTTAAAAGGTCAACCAGATTATTCATCATATTCTGATTTTTTACAAAAGAACTTTTCTTTAACTGAAACCGATATAGAAAAATTAGAACCACCACAGAAAAAGAAAAGAAAGAGGAGAAAGAAGAAATGAAAGTAGCATTTATATGTGATACCCATTTTGGAGTTCGAAATGATTCTCCTTTCTTTTTGGAAAATGCTATTGCATTTTTTGAACAGCAATTCTTTCCTTATCTAAAAGAAAATAATATTCGAACTGTCATCCATCTTGGTGATTTATTTGATCGTAGAAAATATATTAACTTCAATACACTTTCTACTGTTCGTGATAAATTCTTTCAACGACTTCATGATGAAGGAATACATTTACATATAACTATTGGAAACCATGACACTTACTACAAGAATACAAATAATTTAAATTCAATTAAAGAAATTCTTGAAGATCGATATCTAAATGTTTCTATTTATGAGAAACCATCAGTAATATATTTAAATGGATATAATTTTGGTATTGTTCCTTGGATAACAAAAGAAAACGAAGAAGAAGTTCAAAAATTTATTCAGACTACTAATTGTAAAATGATTGGTGGTCACTTTGAAATTGTAGGATTCCAAGTAATAAACGGAGTATATCATACGTCAGGATTTAAGGTGTCAGAATTTAATCGTTTTGAGCGAGTACTTTCTGGTCACTTTCATATCAAACAGAGTATGGGAAATATTCATTATCTTGGAACTGCATATCAGATGAACTTTGCAGATGTCTATTCTAAAAAAGGATTCCATGTATTTGATACTGAATCCAATACTTTAGAATTTATAGAGAATGATAATGAAATTTTTCATCTGTTTACATACGATGATTCTTCAGACGAAGAGATCAAAAAGATTGCAAAGTTTATAAATGAGAAAAAGTTAAAAGGAACTTTTGTAAAGGTAAACATAAGAGTAAAAGATAAACAAGTAATTTTTGATAAGTTTATAGATGCTCTATGGGAAAAGGGTATTCAAAATCTTTCTGTACTTGAAGATTCTCTTGAAATAAATTCAGATGTCCAATTTGAAGAAAGTGATGATACAATGAGTATCATTGGAAGAGAAATTGATGCAATAGAACGTGACTTTGATAAAGTAAAATTAAAGACATTGATTAGTGATCTTTATATGGAAAGTCTAAAAGTATGATAATCTTTAAGAAGATAAAATTTAAAAATTTTGGATCGTTTGGAAATAATATGACAGAAATAGTGTTGGATAAAAATAATTCAACACTTATATGTGGTAATAATGGTTCGGGAAAATCATTTGCATTTTTAGATTCGATCACATTTGCATTGTTTGGAAAACCATTTAGAAAGATTAATATTCCGCAGTTGGTAAATACTGTGAATGAAAAAGGTTGCTTGGTCGAGATTGAATTTGAACGCGGTTCCGATACTTATATTGTTCGTCGTGGTCTAGGACCGAGACTGTTTGAAATCTATAAGAACGGTGATCTGCTGAATCAAGATGCAAAGAGTCTTGATTATCAAGAACTTCTAGAACAACAAATTCTGAAGATGAACTATAAGACATTCACTCAGGTAGTGATTCTTGGTAGTTCTGCATTTGTTCCATTCATGCAGTTGAGTGCATCTGATCGTAGAAATGTAATTGAAAATATTCTTGATATCAATATCTTTAGTATTATGAATGTTGTACTTAAGGGTAAAATTTTATCTCTAAAGGAAACTTTAAAAAATTATGCTTCTAAGATTGAAATTGAAAAATCAAAGATTTCTTCACAAGAGAATTTAATCAACACACTCGAAAAGAAAAATAAAGAAGATAATCAAGAAAAACTAGACAGAATTGAAGAACTTAAAACAAATATTTTAGAAAAAGAATCTTGGATAATATCTAATAATCTTTATGATCCAGAAAAAGGTATCAATACTAATTTGGAAATAACAAAGAAAAACAAAAATAAGATATTAAGTATTACAAAAGCGATTGCTGAAGTAGAAGCAGAACAGAAGAAATTTGAGAAAGAAATAAAATTCTTTCAAGAAAATAAAACATGCCCAACATGTTCACAGAATATTGACGACAGTGTAAAGAAAAGTAAAATTCTTTCAAATAATCTAGAGATATCTGATATTCAGAATAAAGTAGATTTGGGCAATAAGTCTATTAAAGATATAGAAATGCAAAATCAAAGTTTAGAGAATGCTTTGAAAGAACTACAAAAAACATTAGATCATGTAAAACAATTAAATAGAGATATTGAAGCATTTAAGACTGAAATTAAACGTATAGAATCTTCTCTGAAGAAAACTTCATTTACAGACGAGATTCATACTCAGTCTGAACATTTAAAAACATATAAATCAAATCTCTCTCTATTAGATGAAGAAAAGCAACAATTTTCTGACGATCTGATGTATCACGAACTTGCAAGTGATCTACTAAAAGATGGTGGTGTCAAGGCAAAAATTATTAAGTATTATTTACCACATATGAATAAATTTATTAATAAATTCTTGACTTCAATGGACTTCTTTGTACAATTCCACCTAGACGAAGAATTTAACGAACACATCAAATCTAGACACAGAGATGAATTCAGTTATATGAATTTTAGTGAAGGTGAAAAGATGCGTATCGATCTTGCTCTTCTCCTTTCTTGGAGAGAAGTTGCAAAGATGAAAAATAGTGTACATTGCAATCTACTCATTCTAGATGAAGTATTTGATTCATCACTAGACAGTGTTGGTATGGATGAACTTATGAAACTTTTAAAGTCTGTAAGTCAGAACTGCAATGTATATGTTATTAGTCATAAATCAGATCAACTTATGGATAAGTTTTCAAACGTGATAACTTTTGAAAAGAAAAATAATTTTAGCAAGATGATAAATAACTAAATGAATAAGTCAGATAACATTAATTTTAGAGGAAAGTATAAACAATACGATCCTGATGGAAAACCGAGACTATATAAGATCGGTGATTCAGTTCAATATAATGGTAAAACTTATGTCGCAATATCTCCAAATTCATTCAAAATTCCAACAACTCCAACTGGAGAAAGTGTTTGGAAGGAGATTAGCGAAAATCAATCTTTTTATATATCGGAATCTTCACCTGATGATAACCCTCTGAATGCAGGAGATCGTTGGTATAAACCAAGCGATGGAATTGTTTACACACTTATTCAACAAGAAAATGATCAAATTTGGGTTGAGTTTTAATTTAATGATGATACAATGGATGATATATGACACGCGAAAATACCGATAACTTTAAGAATCGTGATCAGAAAAATAATCAAGTTCCTAAGTTTAAGTTGAAGTCTGTAGCAAAGAAAGAAAAAAATTCAGAACGAAATCGACTTAAACAAAATTTACGAGATTATGTTACTGGTGGTTTGAACGATGACGACTTTGATGATGATGAAATGATGAAATAATATTATGACTACTGTGAACCTTTCAAAAAATACATTTTCAATTCTCAAAAACTTTGCAACCCTTAACTCTAACCTTCTGGTCAAACCAGGAAATGTGATCAAAACAATCACACCATCTAAGAATGGTATGGCAGTTGCTACTGTAGAAGAAACCTTTGATACTGAGTTTGGTATCTGGGATCTTAACAAGTTTCTTGGTGTCGTAAGTCTATTCAATAATCCAAATTTTACCTTTGGTGAGAAGAGTGTAAAGATCAAGAATGGTGGAGATTCGATTGTGAATTATTATTATTCAGAACCGAAACTTCTTTCTGTTCCAACTAAAGATGTAAACATGCCTCCAGTTGATCTGTCAATTGAATTGACAGAGAAGAACTTTCTAGAATTGCAGAAGGCATCGTCGGTAATGCAACTTCCAGATCTTATTTTCACATCAGATGATGATAAGATTATTGTGATGGTATCTGATATCTCAGATCCAACTTCAAATAGTTACAAGATTACATTGGCAACTCCAGAATCTCCAGTTCCAGAATTCATGTTCCATTTCAAGATGGAAAATATTAAAATCCTACAAGGAGATTATAAGATCAACTTTGCTAATAATATTGTAGGTGAATTCGTAAATAAGAATATTCCTCTCAAGTATTGGTTTGCTATGGAAGCAAATACCTCACGTTATGATGGATAATATGAAACCAGAAAATTTTCTATGGGTCGAAAAATATCGACCAAAAACAATTGAAGAGTGTGTTCTCCCCGTGTCGCTAAAATCAACCTTTAGCGACATGGTTGCTAAGGGGGAACCACAGAACCTACTGTTTTCAGGAACAGCGGGAGTTGGTAAAACTACAGTTGCAAAGGCACTCTGCAACGAGATGGATTGTGATTGGATTCTGATCAATTGTTCAGAAGAGGGAAATATTGATACTCTCCGAACAAAGATTCGTCAGTTTGCAAGCACAGTCTCATTGAGTGGTGATGTCAAGAAGGTTGTTATTCTTGATGAGTTTGATTACTCAAATGCAAACAGTATTCAACCCGCTTTGCGAGGAGCAATCGAAGAATTTGCAAATAATTGTAGATTTATCCTAACTTGTAATTACAAGTCACGAATTATTGAACCAATTCATTCACGATGCACTTGCATTGACTTTGTGCTTACTCCATCTGAAAAACCACAAATCGCTGCGAAGATGATGGAGCGATGCTCTTTTATTCTAAACCAGGAAGGTGTCAAGCATGATAAGAAGGTTTTAGGTCAACTTATCATGAAGCATTTTCCAGATATGCGTCGTATTTTGAATGAACTTCAAAGATACAGTGTCTCTGGATCAATTGATGTTGGTATTCTAACTTCTATTGCGGATTCTGAGATTAAGAATCTGGTCGGTTCTCTTCGCAATAAAGACTTTGCAGGAGTTCGTAGGTGGGCAGCACTCAATGCAGAGACTTCGCCACAGGAAGTCTATAGGAAAATCTACGACTCATTAGGGGACGTTCTGGAGAACCAGAGCATCCCAGAGGCGATTATAATCATAGGAGAAGCACAGTACCGTAGCGCATTTGTAGCAGATCAGGAAATCAATCTGGTCGCTTGTCTAGTTCAGATCATGATGTCTTGTGCTTTTAAATAATATGCTATCCGAATTCTTAAATTCCATCAACCAGACTAAAAAGAATCTAATTGCTGAAGATTCTAGAAATGAAAAAGAATATTTACCATTTGTAGTAAATAAATGTTTTTCTTATTTTCCAGATACTATTTTTCACGCAAATCGAATGAATCATATGCCATTTTTGGATAAGAAAATGCAATATGACTATCTTTTACATTCGGTTTCTAAACGAAAACGATTCTCAAAATGGGTAAAACCTGAAGAAAATAGTAATATAGAACATATTAAAGAGGTTTTCGGGTATTCTACGAAGAGAGCGATGGAGGTAGAAACCCTATTACCTATGGATAAGATCAAGGAAATGACCAACAAGGGTGGTCAAAAACGCTAAAATAATAAATATTTTCTATAATATGGAGCATATTATGGAAGATATTTTTGAGGGATTGGGTGTAGAAGTACAATTAAAGACAGAAGAAGACTTTCTTAAGGTTAAAGAAACTTTAACTAGAATTGGTGTTTCTTCAAAACAAGACAAAAAATTATATCAATCTTGTCATATCCTACACAAGCGTGGAAGATATGCTATAATGCATTTTAAAGAAATGTTTATACTAGATGGTCTAGAGAGTGATATGTCAATAGACGATCTTGGAAGAAGAAATACTATAGTTAAACTTTTAGTAGATTGGGGTCTAGTGAATGCAGTTGATTCTGCTAAATTTGCTGAACCACAACTTTCATTAGCAAGACTAAAAATTATTCCACACAAAGAAAAGAAAGATTGGAAGTTAATTCCAAAGTACCATATTGGAAAGTGATATAGATATGGGTGGAGATTTATATCATGAACAAAATGCAAGCAATTGGTGCTCCATTTCTACTTGAACATTCTTCGTGTTCAAATTTAAAACCAAAGTTTTTTGAATGGACCAGAGAAAATTGC